CGGCGTGTACTTCTTCTTCGCGATGAGCCTTGCCGTCTCCAGCCCGCTCCGGATGGGGATGAGCAGCTGCTCTTTTTCGTCTTCCGTGAGCGGATGGTCGCCGAGGAGGGCGATGCCGCTCTCGCTGTCGAGGTCGTCGCGGATGGCCTGCAATCGCTTCTCGATGTCGCGCTCGTCTCGCTCGGTGAGCGGCGCGCGGTACGGGGCGGTCGGCGGCTGCGCGGCCGGCGGGGCGGGGGACTCGTCATCTCTTCCCATGATTACTAGTGGCGAAACCTGAAGAACTTTTGCAAGGCTTTCAATCTTATCACGGCGCATGTTGTTGATGTGCCCGGATTCCCATCTGGACACCGTAGCCTCTGTGACGCCGACGGCATTCGCCACTTCGCGCTGGGTGAGTCCGCGCGCGTCTCTTAATTCACGCAATTTCTTGCCCATATCGTTAGCCATGGTGAATCACTCCTTTTTTCTCTATTATATAAGTAGGGTTGCATAAACGCAATACAGAAACGAAAAAATAAAAGGAAAACTTGCGTTTACGTATTGACAAGACGCAACGACGGCTGTATTATAATATACGTAAACGCAATACGAACACGTAAGAAATTACGTAAACGCAAGAGAGGAGGCACGAGCTTGTTTCAAAAGAATGAGTTCAAGGCAGAAGTCGTCCGCAGAAATCTGACGCTTGAGAATGTAGCAAATGCCATCGGAATCGATGCTGCTACGCTTCATCGAAAGATGAATGGGGCAAGCGATTTCTACCGCAGCGAAATCGAGAAGATCATCAAGTATTTGAATCTCTCGAATGAGGATGTTCTGCGAATTTTTTTTGCAGACTGACTTACGTAAACGCAAGAAAGGAGAAACAGCATGAACGAATTGGTAACCATCAACGATAAGCAGGTCGTGACGTCGAGCCGAAATGTGGCAGAGCATTTCGAAAAACAGCACAAGCATGTTCTTGACTCCATCAAAAATCTTATGGAATCAGCAGACGAAAAAGATCGGCCGAAAATTGGGCAGATGTTCATGGAATCCACAGAGCCCGACAGCTACGGGCGCGAGCAGAAAATCTACTACATGAACTGGAAAGGCTTTTCCCTCCTGGTCATGGGCTTCACCGGCGCAAAGGCGATTTCGTGGAAGCTGAAATACGCAGATGCTTTTGAAGCGATGCAGAAGCAGCTCGCGGTTCCGCAGCTCGCACCGAATCCGCATTACCGCACGCGCATGATCGGCACGGCGGTGCGGGATATCGGCAAGACGGCCGAGAGCATCGAGCGCGTCTTCGCCGTGAAGCACGGCATGGCGCTCGCGTCGGCGATGGAGATGGTCGGCGAATCCTACGGCATCGACACGGCCCCGCTGAAGCGCCTGATTCCAGCAGAGGAGAATCCCGGCTACCTCAACGCGACGATGCTCGCCGGAAAACTCGGGCTCCTTTCCAAGACGGGCAATCCGAAAGCGTCAGACGCGAACGCGAAGCTCGCCGAGCTCGGCCTTCAGAAGAAGGAGGGCAAGGAATGGCGCCTCACGGACAAGGGCCGCGAATACGGCGAGGAAAAGCCATTCACCCGCAACGGCCACAGCGGATACAACATCGGCTGGAACGAGAAGGTGCTCGTACTCTTCGAGCAGCCGGTCAAGGTGTAAAACAAGGAGCCACAACCAAGGGAGGAAACACCAATGAAAACGACCACGAAATACATCGCCATCCGCGAGACGGCTGGCATGAATGCCCGCACGTACCGCCGCTATGAGGAATACGAGAGCGAAGGACTCGCCATCGCATGGTTTGCAGGTAGCGACCTCGGTACCAGCCGCACGGTCAGCATCTATGCCGTCGAATTCGAGGATGGCGAGGATTTGAGCACCATGCAGCCATGCGCGAAGAAGAATATCCCGAACGTCGGCACGCTGGTCTACAAGAAGCGTCACGACAAGGTCATTTACGACCGCCGCGAGGAAGAGGCCGAGGAGTCGGCAGTTGCGGAAGAAGCACCAGCCGAGCCGACCGAGGTAGCCGAGCCCATCAAGGCAGGCGAGCCCGTCCGCTACTACGTCGTGCTGAAGATTGCAGAGAACCGCAAGCAGACGTGCTTTCACTTCAAACGCCGCGTGTTCTACGACGACCAGAAGGCCATCGACTTCGCGCGCTCGCGTTTGCGCGGGGGATGCAAGTCCGCAGCCGTGTTCATGTATGACCCCGTTGTCATCCGCGAACCGCCGACGTACTTTGAGACGATGGATCAGCAGCACGACGCGAAGGCCATCAAGGCCACGCTCTGGGCATGGGAAATCTACTACACTGACCGCACGGCCGAGGTGGACAGCCGCGATGCCATCCACTACCAGCTGATGCAGGTTGATGCAGGCTGAAAGGAAGGAGGTGATGACATATGCTTTCGTATCCAGAGGAAAAGCTCTATGAGGATTCTTCGAAGGAGTTCGTGGAGCTCCTGCACAAGATGAGCTCGCATGATTTCCGGTTGCTCGGTCTTGCACTTTACCACAAGAACGAGATGGACAAGTGCTTTGAGGAGCTCAAGCGCGTGCCGGGCGTCAAAGAGACGGCCTGAAGAAAGGAGAATGGACATGAAGAAGGAAAAAACGCAGGTCACGGAGATGCCCGTGGACAAGCTGCTGACAACGGATGAAGTGGCCGTCGCACTCGGCGGGACGACACGCGAGTTCGTGAACCGCATCATTAACGCCGGTCTCTTGATTTCGATGCGTTTCGGCCCGCGCAAGAAGGTGCCGACGTCGGTGCTGAACAAGTTCATCCGCGACTACACAGGCTCCGACATCGTGGCCGAAGTGGAGAAGGCCGAGGAAATCCAGACGGCGCGGAAGCTGGTGGGCGCATGAAGACCCTCCGGGAGCGCGTCGCGGAAAAGCGCGCGGCGCAGACGATGGCATTCAAAAAAGCCGCGATCTGCTTTGCAATCGCGGCAACGGGATTCTTGATGATGGGAGCTTGCGAGAGCTACAAGGAGAGCCACCAGCGGCTGGTCGAGGAGACGTACAGCGTCCAGGAAGGGGATACGCTGCGCACCATTTCTGAGGCGTACCTCCTCAAGAACACTGGCGGACGCCGGTACATCCTCGAATTCGAGCAGGGCATCATCGAGCGGAATCCGTGGATCAAGGAACAGGGCTGCGTCATCCACCCGGGAGACCAGATTCGCATCAACTACTTCGTAAGGGAGGACGGAGAATGACAGAAGCAATCTTCTTTTTCAAGTCTCTGACGCCGCTCGGGTGGGCGGTGCTCACCATCCTCGCGGGCGCGGCCTTCGTCATCGGCTACGCGCTCGCGATGCTGTGAGACGTGAAAAGCCGCCCGGGGGAAGGAACCCCGGACGGCGTATGAAGGACGTTACACCAATAAAACGTCTGACAGAATTATACCATGAAAGAAGGAGAAGCACCAATGAAAATTTTGACCCTGCGCCTCGAAAACTTCCGTGCCATCAAGGACGCGACGTATGACTTTGAGGGAAAGGATGCCGCCATCTACGGCGATAACGGCACGGGCAAGACGACGATCGCGAACGCGATTCTCTGGCTCCTGACGGACCAGCCCGAGACGGGCGAGAAGGATTTCACGCCGAAGACCGCCGGCACGCACGAGCTGCACCACATCGCGGAAATGAAGGTCGAGCTCGAAGACGGTAGCATCGCGACCTTCCAGAAAGACTTTCACGAGGTGTGGAAGAAGAAGCGCGGCAGCGCCACGAAGGAATTCAGCGGGCACGTCACAGACTACTGCCACAACGGCGTGCCGACCATGAAAAAGGCCTATGGCGCGCTCATGAAGGACGCCTGCGGCGGAGACACGGAGCGCGTCCTCATGACGACCATCCTCGGCTACTTCGCCGAGACGATGAAGTCCGAAGACCGCCGCCGCGTGCTCTTCCATGTCTGCGGCGACGTCAGCGACAGCAAAGTCATCAAGGAAAACCATCTCGAACGCCTGAAAGACTTCCTGCGGATCCCCGGAACGGAAAAAGACAGCTACAGCATTGACGAATACAAGGAAATCGCGAAAGCCGAGCGCCGCAAGCTGAACAAGCAGCTCGAATACCTGCCCGAACGCATCGACGAGCTCGAAAAGGGTGTTCCAGAACCGCTCGCGGATGACGAGAAAGAAGCCTTCCAGAAGAAGCTCAAGGGCATCCAGGCACGGCGCGAAGAGCTCAAGACTGACAGCCCGGAGGTAAAGCGCGAGGCGCGCACGGAAGCCATCGCAGGGCTCAAAGCAGGCATCGAAAAGGAACGCGCGCGTGTCATGAAGGAGGCGAACGAACAGAACGCCGAAGCGTTCAAGATTATCAACGACCTCGAAACGCAGCTGGCCGAAACGGACAAGAAATACCGCAGCCTCACGTACGAGGAAGAAGATGTATCGACCGAGCTCACCAAAACCAACGAGAAGCGGCAGGAGCTCCTCGAAGAATTCGACCGTGTATCGAAAGAGCAATGGGATGCCGGCACGGGGCTCTGCCCGACCTGCGGCCAGCCCATCCCAGAGCACCAGTTGGAAGAAAAGAAAGAGGCGTTCCTCAAGAAGAAGACCGACCGCCTGCAGGACATCAACCGGCGCGGCCAGCAGTACAGCAAGACGGTCATCGAGGAACACGAGACAAAGCTCAAGAGCCTTGAGTCCGAGCTTGAGAAGATGGGAGAAGAAAAGAAGCGCCTCTCAGACGCCATCAATTCCGCGCGCGCCACGGTCAAAGAGCCGGTCGCGTACGAGACGACGAAGGAGTATCTCGAAGCCGTGAAGCGCATCTCAGAGCTCCGCAATGCCAATCCGGATGTCAACCCGAACGAGGAAGAGCTCGCAGACCTTGAGGCACAGGAGACGGAAATCCGCGACAAGCTCGCACAGGACAAGGCAGGAGCCGCCACGCGCAAGCGCATCGACGAGCTCAAGGCCGAGCAGGCCGACACGGCGAAGAACCTCGAGCACGTCGAAGAGGGCATCCATCTCTGCGAGGAATTCACGCGGGCGAAGGTCCGCATGGTGACCGAGAATATCAACAGCAAGTTCCAGACCGTCAGCTGGCTCCTGTTCAAGGAGCAGATCAACGGCGGGCTCAAGGAATGCTGCGAGCCTCTCATCCCGAATGCGGCCGGCCAGCTCGTCGAGTACAAGAGCGCGAACACGGCCGCCCGCATCAACGCCGGCCTCGAAATCATCGAGACCCTCGACGCCCACTATGGGATGCACCTGCCTGTCATCATCGACCAGGCAGAAAGCGTGTGCCACATCCGTCCGATGAGCGAGCAGACCATCCGTCTGGTCGTATCGGCCGAGGATAAAGATTTGAGAATTGAACTGGAGTAAAGGAGAAGCATCATGAACACTATGCCAGCAAAAGCAAGCCAGAACATCGCCACCCTCGAAGGGTGGATGAACGGAGACAACCTCCGCCGCAAGTTCAACGAAGTGCTCGACAAGGGAGCGGGGGCCTTCGCTACGAGCCTCCTGAGCCTCGTCAAGCAGACGCCACAGCTCGCCGCATGCGACCCGAAGACGACGCTCGCCGCCGCGATGACGGCCGCTACCCTGAAGCTCCCGATCAACCCAAACCTCGGGTTTGCCTACATCATCCCGTACGGCAATCAGGCGCAGTTTCAGATGGGCTACAAGGGCTTCATCCAGCTCGCAATGCGCAGCGGGCAGTACCGCACGATCAACGCCGCGACCGTATACGAAGGTCAGGTTGAGGATGTCGACTTCATCACCGGCGAGATTGTGAAGGGCAAGAAGAAGAGCGATCGCGTCATTGGGTATGTCGCCTACTTCGAGCTCCTCAACGGTTTCAGCAAGACGCTCTACATGCCGAAAGAGGACATGGAGCGCCATGCTTCCGAATTTAGCAAGAGCTTTGCATACGATAAGCGCTCCGGAAAGAGCAGCTCAGTATGGAGCTCGAACTTCAACGCGATGGCCCTCAAGACGGTCTTGAAGCTCCTGATCAGCAAGTACGGCATCATGAGCGTCGACATGCAGGGCGAGGCCATGGCCACAGCAATCGAGCGCGACCAGGCCGTCATCGGCAAGGGAGGAAGCACCAGCTACGTCGACAACGACCGCAACTGGCAGCCGCCCGTCGATGTCGAGGCAGAGCCTGCACATCAGGAAGCGCCGACCCCGTTTGACGCACCGGCAAAGCCGGCTGCATCAGAAGCCGCAGCACCCACGGCCGATGCGGTGCCGAACTTCTGATGCAGATTGATGTACTGGCAACGGGCAGCAAGGGAAACTGCTATCGCGTGAGCGACGGCAAGACATCCCTGCTGCTCGAAGCCGGCATCCCGTTCTCAACCATCCAGGAAAAGCTCGACTACCGTGTAAGCGAAATCGCAGGGTGCTTGATTTCGCATGTGCACGGAGACCACGCAAGAGCGATTCCAGACCTCCTGAGACGCGGGACGAAGGTGTACGGACCGCAGCAGGTAGCGAACCGCTACCCTGGCGTGCAGTCGATGCCGATCCTGCGGATGCAGATGCTCGGCTCCTTTGGCGTCAGCCCGTTCCTCTGCAACCACGATGCAGAGTGCTACGGATACCTCATCGATTCCGGGTACACCGGCGAGCGCCTCGTCTATGTGACGGACACGAACTGGATCCCGCACACGTTCACCGCCGTCGACTACTGGATGGTCGAAGCGAACTACGATGGGGAAATCCTCATGCACAACGAGCTCGACGGTATTGTCGACCGCAGGCGCGGCAGCCGCATCATGCAGACGCACATGAGCATCGAAGCCCTCACAAGCTACTTCGAGAAGGACAACCCCGACCCGCCGAAAGAGGTCTGGCTCCTGCATCTAAGCGACGACAACAGCGACGCGGCAGCGTTCCGAGCCACCATAGAGAAGGCCACGGGGGCCGTGGTGCATATTGCCTGAGAGGGGTGAGGACGTGCGCGCTTGGTTTGATACGGAGGTCGCGAAAGAAATCGGATTGAACGAGGCGATCTTGCTCAACTACTTCACCTATTGGACGCTTGCGAATGAGAAAAGCGGGAAGTTCGTTGTGGACGGTGTTGCGTACGTTCGAGTGTCCTATCCAGAGCTTTGCAAGATATTCTGCTGCTGGTGTGAGCGAACAATCAGAGAAACCATTATGAGCTTGCTCCACCGTGGTTACGTTCGAATCGAGCATCACGGTAACGGCATGGATCGGACGAACTGGTACACGGTGACAGAATCCGCAAGAAAGCTTATGCATATGGATGAAATCTTTTCCAAATCGCCATCAGGCAGAAATTGCCGCATGGTAGGGCAAGATTTGCCTGATGATAAGGCAGAATCTGCCGGATGCATCAGGCAAGATTTGCAAAACCTTCAATCTAATAAGAAAGAGACAAAAGAGAGAGTAAAGAAAGATACGCGCGCGCACGTGCGCGCGAAAGCGTCGGAGGTCTTCGCCAATTCATCGCCCGAGCTCACGGAGGCGTGGGACGCGTTCGTCGATATGCGCTGCCAGATGCGAGAGCCGTTCACGGCGTACGCGGTGAGGCAGAACGTCGCGAACCTCGAGCGCCTCTCGCAGGGGAACCAGGCGAAGATGGCCGCCATCCTCAACCAATCGGTCGCGAACGGCTGGAAGGGCGTGTTCCCGTTGCCAGAGGACAAGGCAAGGGCCCGACAGCGGCAGAGCCGCCCGCAACAGCCGAGCGCCGAGGACATTTACGATGAAGTGCAAGACATCCTGAACAATGGAGGGTGATGAAATGACAGACCAAGAAAGAAGCGCGACGGTGAAGCTGCTGGCCGCCGTCTTGAAGGGATACCCGAGCTCCAAGGCGGATGCGCAGACAATCGCTGTTTACGTCTCAGCGTTCGAGTTCTATGGGTTCACGTTCCAGCAGGTGCGCGCAGGCATCATGAAGGCCATGCGGACATCGAAATTCTTCCCGACCGTCGCGGAAATCTGCGAGGCCGCCGAGAAGATGGAAGAGCACGCCGCCGGCACGGGAAAGCCGTCCGCATGGGAAGCCTGGGAGGAAGCGCTCCGATTCGCGAAGGAGCGCAGCCCGTATGACAGCCGTCCATTCAAATGGTCCTGTCCGGAAGTCGAGACGGCGGTCAAGAGGTTCGGCAGGATGTCGCTCTGGGAGCTCGAGAGCAAGAACGAAGGAACCGCTCGCGCCCAGTTCCGCGACCTCTACAACCGCGTCCTGCAGGACAAGAAGGACAAGGCCGTCATGGACATGATCGGCAGGAAGCTCGGAGCACAATATGCAGGGCTCATCGAGACGACCGTCGGAAAGATGGATATGCTCGGCGAAGCGAGAAGGGATGGATGAACCATGAAACAGGAATCGCCTCTCTCGCCGCGAGATTCGCCGCAGGAGCGCGTCTGACACAAAACAGGTAATCTTGTTCGCGTGGAAGAAAAAAGCTGCTCATAAACGATTCTAGGAGGAATTTTCATATGGTGAGTGGAGAATGCCGGACGCGCAAGGCGACGAAGGAAGAGATCGAAGCTGCCAAGAGGGATGCGTCCTTCGACCTCTGGCGTACGTATGGCCGGAGGCTCGGCGAAAAGGGAGAGAAGCCGAAAAGCTGGCTCTTCCTGAGAAGGTTCCGCGAGCAATGGACGAACCCGCACCGCGTTGTCGGCAGGGATGGCAAGTACAAGGGCATGACGGCAAAGAAGCCGGTCTTGGAGGCGTGAAAACATGGAGGCAAGTGAGCTTTTCCGGCAGGGATTCTTCATGGCGTCAGGATGCCTGACGGCCTATGCGATGTTCGAAATCATTTCAGACGTTACGGAAATGATTTTGTGGAAGCTGCTCGGGAAGCGTGTTGACGGATTTGACGAGGAGGAAGACGAATGGTGAGAGTGGTTCTGCCGCGGCCATGCAACGGGTCGTATTACGACGATTGGAGCCTTTCAGACTGGATGCTGAAGGTCTGCGAGGAGTGCGGCGAGGCCGTGACAGCGAAGAAGGAGTATGAGGAGGAAGCCGAACGGTACCAGCGAGTCTTAGAGGTTCTGCCTTCCGGACATTGGACGGAAGAAGAGGCTGCCATGGCGAACATTTACAAGTTCAATGTGCAGGCGGCAAAGGTGAAGCTCTGCCGCGAGCTCACGGACGTCATCACAGCGGCGACGTCTGTGCTTGAGAGCCTGGGCGCTGACTTCGAGAAGCGACAGAAGCTGCAAGACGATGTAAACCACAGCAACGCTCGCCGCGATGGCGGGACGAGGTTCAAGGAGGGCGACAGATGAATCATTGGTGCGGCTCCGGACGGCTGACGAAAGACCCCGAGCCAAGGTACTTGCAGGACGGCAGATGCGTCTGCCGGATGACGCTCGCCGTCGATGACGGGTATGGCGACAAAAGGAAAACTTACTTTTTACAATTGGTAACGTGGGGGAAGACCGCAGAGGTGTGCGGGAACAACCTCATCAAGGGACAGCAGGTGACTGTCGAGGGAAAGATTGTGTCCGACAAGTACGAGAAGGACGGACAGACGAAGTACTTCACGGAAATCAGTGTGGCGCGTATCGAGTTCGGCATGCGGCCGAAGAACGCCCAGCCGAGGGAGGCGCAGGCGCATGGGGCGCAGGAAGAATCGTCCCATGCCGCGAGCCTCCCGTATGAAGCGCCGCCAGTGCCGGACGAAGAGGTTCCGTTTTGATGGAGGTGCGGCAATGCTTTTCAACAAGAACACGAAATACCATAGCAAGAAAGTCCTCTGTGACGGCATCGCCTTCGACAGCAAGGCCGAGCGTGACTACTACCTGTATCTCAAGGCGCTGGAAAAGGCGCACGAGGTGAAAGAGTTCCTTCTGCAGCCGGAAATCGTCCTGCAGGAGGGATTCACGTATGAGGGAAAGCGCTACCGGGCCATCACGTACACGCCGGATTTCCTCGTGACGTATCCGGACGGGCGGCAGGAGTATATCGACGTCAAGGGATTCTCGACGCAGCAGGGCGAAATCAAACGCAAGCTGTATCTCTTCAAGGGGAAGATCCCGCTCCGCTGGGTCGCGCCGTCGAAGAAGTATAGCAAGACGGGCTGGCTTGATTACGACGAGCTGCGGCGGCTCCGCCGGCAGGCGAAGAGGGCGCGGGAATCATGAACGGATTCCTTGCTGGGCAAATGACGGAATGACGGGATAACGGGGGATACCGATGAACGAGCAAGAGGAATATGTCGAGAAAACGAAGCGGCTGCTGAAAAGCTACAATGCACTGCGCGTGACGCTGGCGAACCAGGAAGCCCGCATCCAGCTGAAGAAGTACGAACTCGGGCTCGGGGAGGCCGCACCTATCTCGAAGTACGGGGACGCGCCGCGCGGCGGTTCGCAGGAGCTCAACGCTGTGGAGAAGGCCGCCGCCCGTCGCATCACCATCGAGGAGACGATCGGGCGCTTGCAGGCGGAAGCGCAAAAGACGCGCTACGCCATCGACACCGTCGACCGCTGCTTGCGCGCGCTCCCGACGGACGAGCAGGCGCTCGTGCGGGAGCACTATTTCGATTGCCTCGACTGGAGGAGCATCGGCGAGAGCCGCCACTATTCCGAGCGCTGGGCACGGCAGAGAGGGCACGAGGCCGTCGAGCGCATCGCCAGGATGATTTTCTGGGGCGTGCAGCAGATGGAGCTCGATTTCTTGCTGGAAGAATAATCCACAGCCAGCCTGTGGAAAACGCAAGGGCGAAAAACACTTCCGTTTTTGTTCCAGAATACTTCCGAAATCGTTCCGAAACTGTTCCGAAACTGTGCCGTTTTTCCGCGCGCGCACGTGCTAGAATAGTATCGTAGCCGTTCGGACGAAGGGGCGGCCACGCCACGAGAAAAAACCTCCTAGGTTTATCCCACACACAGGCCAGCAGGAACCAACAGCCCCCTGCGGGCCTTTTGCATGCATGGAATCCGAAGAGGGGACGCTGAGAGGCGTCCTTTTTGATTGCCGAGGAAAGGGGGGTGGTCATGTGAAGCTGACAGAGAAGCAGAGGCGGTTGATCAATGCCATCGTCGAAGTTGGAGAGAAAGTGGAAGCAGCTCGAAGGGCTGGATACACGGAAGCAAGCGCGAAAGACGCTCCAAATTGGTTCAACCCCAACAAACACCAATACAAACCGTATCTGAAAGAAGCGCTCGAAAAGAGACTGCTGGAAATGGACGCGGAGAAAGTAGCGGACGGAAACGAGGTCATGCAGTTCCTTACGACGGTCATGCGCGGCGAGCTTCAGGAAGAAGTCGTAACGAGCGAGGGTACGGGTGACGGACAGAGCCGGACGAAGATTGTAAAGAAACAGGTTTGCGCACGTGACCGCCTTGACGCGGCGAAACAGATTGCGCGGCGCTACGGCCTCGACAAGCTCGTCGTGGAGCAGAAGACGGATGACCGCATCCAGATCATCATGCCGCCGAGAGGAGATCCGGACGATGGCGAAGCGGATTGAACTCAAAAAGCTCATCGCGCCGTCGTTCTTCGATCTCGCGTATGACATCATGGAGCATCGCCACACGTACTACACGCTCGCCGGCGGCCGCGGTTCGACGAAGTCGTCGTTTGCGGCGCTCATGGTGGTGCTGCTCCTGATGACGCATAAGGACTGCCATGCGCTCGTGATGCGCAAGGTGGACAAGACGATCGGCCGGAGCGTGTTCCCGCAGATACAGTGGGCAGTGCATGCGCTCGGGCAGGACGCGTATTTCCACATGAGCGTGAGCCCGCACCAGATGACGTACCTGCCGACCGGGCAGAGGATTTATTTCTCCGGCGTCGATGATCCGCAGAAAATCAAGTCCATCAAGCCGCCGTTCGGCTACATCGGCATCGTGTTCCTCGAAGAGCTCGACCAGTTCGCTGGCCCCGAGGAAATCCGAAACATCAACCAGTCCCTCCTGCGCGGCGGCCCCGTGTTCTGGGAAATCGGCGCGTACAATCCGCCGAAAAGCCAGAACAGCTGGGTGAACGAGGAAGCACTCGTCGAAGCGCCGGACAAGCAGTTCCATCACTCGACGTATCTCGACGTGCCGCGCAGCTGGCTCGGCGATGTGTTCTTCGAAGCGGCGGAAACGCTGAAGGCACGGAACGAGACGGCGTATCGTCATGAATACCTCGGAGAAGTCACGGGCACGGGCGGCGCGGTCTTCGAGAACGTGCGCGATGTCACGTTCACGGACGCGCAGGTGGAAGCGTTCGACCATTGCTATTATGGCCTCGATTTTGGCTTTGCCATCGACCCGATGGCCTTCGTCGCGATGCATTACGATGCGAAGCATGAGGAGCTCTATATTTTTGGTGAAATCTACGAGCAGAAGCTCACGAACAAGCGCGGTGCGGAGAAAATCAAGGAGCTCTTGCCGCATGCGACAGCGATTATCGTCGCAGACTCCGCGGAGCCGAAGAGCATCGCAGAGATGAAGGAATACGGCTTGCGCGTCACGGGAGCGCGGAAGGGGCCAGACAGCGTGGAGTATGGCATCCGCTGGCTGCAAAGCCTTGCGGGCATTTACATCGACAAGAGGCGCGCACCGAACGCGTTCCGCGAATTCGTCGGCTACGAGTACGAGCGCAACCGCGCCGGGCAGTTCATCAGCGCATACCCGGACGCGAACAACCATGCGATTGACGCCGTGCGCTATGGCTTGCAGAACGCCATGCGGAAAAGCGGCATGCGCATTTTCAAGTGAGGAGGGGAAGCGGATGGAACTTGACGCGATGCAGCGCCTGATCCAGAAATACGTCGAAGGGCATGCGGATTTCATGGCGCGCGCCTATGAGGGCGACCGCTATTATCGAGTGAAGAACGACATCCTCTATCGACCGCCGAAGAAGCAGGAGCTCAAGGAACAGGAGACGGAGAACCCGCTCCGGCAAGCCGACAACCGCGTGCCGTTCGCATTCTACGAGCTCTTGGTCAACCAGAAAGCGGGATACCTTTTCACCGCCGCGCCGGTCTTCGACACGGGCGACGATGCGCTCAACCAGCAGGTGCAGGACGACCTCGGCGATGATTTTGCACGGACGTGCAAAGACCTCTGCATCAACGCGAGCAATGCCGGCGTTGCGTGGCTGTACTACTGGCAGGAGCAAGGCAAGGGCTTCCAGTATGGCGTGGTGCCGAGCTATGAAATCATTCCGATCTGGAACCGCAAGCTGAACCGCGAGCTCATCGGCGTGCTGCGCGTCTACAGCGACCTCGACGATGCGGGAGACACGTGGACGGTCTACGAGTACTGGAACGATACGGCCTGCATGGCCTATCGCAAGCGCGTGAGCGACGACTGGGCGATGCTCTCGCCCTATCCGGAATTCACGGACTTTTACGCGGCTGGCATGTCGGACGCGGAGAACGTCATGCAGCACGGCATGGGGCGCGTGCCGTTCCTCCCGTTCCCGAATAACAACAACCACACGCGCGACCTCGACAAGATCAAGTCGCTCATCGACACGTACGACAAGACGTTTTCCGGCTTCGTCGATGACCTCGAAGACATCCAACAGGTGATTTTTGTCCTCACGAACTACGGCGGAGCCGACCTCAAAGAGTTCATGAAGGATCTCAAGTATTACAAGGCCATCAAGGTAGAAAGCGCAGGCGACGGCGACAGGAGCGGCGTCTCGACGCTCTCCATCGAGATCCCCGTCGAAGCGCGCGAAAAGCTCCTGGAGCTCACGCGCAAGGCCATCTTTTCCATGGGGCAGGGCGTCGACCCGGAGCAGCAGTCGCTCGACAAGACCTCGGGCGAGGCGATGAAGTTCATGTACGCGCTCCTGGAGCTCAAGGCCGGCCTCATGGAGACGGAATTCCGCCGCGGGCTCGCAGACCTTGTGCACGCCATCGCCCACTTCCACGGGCGCGAGGTGGCGCACATCACGCAGACGTGGACGCGCACGAGCATCCGAAATGATGCCGAGCTCGTGCAGATGTGCTCGCAATCGGCTGGCATCGTCTCGAAGCGCACGATCCTCGCGAACCATCCCTTTGTGGAGAACGTCGAAGACGAAATGGAGCGCATCGACCAAGAGGCGAAAGAGCAGGAAGCGCGCATGGAAGACCTGCCGGAGACGTTCAGCAATGGAGAAGGGGGTGAGAGCGATGGAGTACAAGCTTCTGAAAGCGTACGCTGAAATGTTCGGCGCGGATTTCCCTATTTCGAGCGTGAAAGACACGATGAACGCGTATGAAGTGCGGCGCGCCATCCAAGAATGTCTGGACACGGGCAAGGCCTACAGCACAGGAACGACGGCCGCAAAGGCCAAAGCCGCAAGCAAGACCGCGTAACCGCTCATTTCCACATGCGAGGCAGGTAACCTCGGTAAAAACCGGAAGGAGAACAACATGACCATCACGGAACTTTTCACGTCTCTCGGCATCCCCGAGGAAAAGCACGACGAAGCGACAAAGGCATTCAAGGAATACCTCGACGGGAACTTCATCCCGAAAAGCCGATTCAACGAGGTCAACGAGAAGACGAAGGAGCTCACGAACCAGATCGCCGACCGCGACAAGCAGCTCAAGGAGCTCAAGAAGGGCGCAGGCGATAATGCAGACCTCAAGGCGAAAATTGAAGCGCTCGAAAAGGCGAACAAAGCGCAGGCGGCCGAAGCCGAGAAGAAGCTCCACGACCTCCAGCTTTCGACCGCCATCAAGCTCGCCATCGGCGACACGGCGCAGGACACGGACATCGTGACCAGCCTCATCGACAAAGGGAAGCTCATCCTCGGCGCGGACGGCAGCGTCACAGGGCTCAAAGAGCAGGTGGACGCGCTCAAGGAAAGCAAGGCGTTCCTCTTCAAGGACGCGCCGAAGCCGCCGAATTTCCAGCCGAATGGAGGCGCGGGCGAGCAGCTGACGGACAACCCGTTCAAGAAAGACACATTCAATCTCACGGAGCAGGGGAGACTGCTCCGCGCCGACCCGGCCAAAGCGCGAACGCTCGCAGCCGAGGCCGGCGTCACCATCTAAAAGGAGTGAATCAATATGGCAGGAACCACCCTCTCGGACGTCATCGTCCCGGAACTTTTCAACCCGTATGTCATCCAGAAGACGAAGGAGCTCTCGGCGCTCTATCAGAGCGGCATCATCACGTCGAGCCCTGCGTTTGATGCGCTCGCGTCGGACGCGGCGCAGGTGCACAATATGCCATTTTTCGAAGACCTGCACGGCGACGCGCAGAATGTCGTCGAAGGGGAAGACCTCGAAGTAAACAAGATCACGTCGAGCAAGGACGTCTCGACGACCATCCGCCGCGCGCAGATGTGGAGCGCGACCGACCTCTCGGCCTCGCTCGCCGGCAAAGACCCGATGGCGGCCATCGGAACGCTCGTCGGCGGCTACTGGGCGCGCGAATTCCAGAAAGAGCTCATCAACCTGCTCACAGGCGTCTTCGCGGCCGACACGATGAAAGACCACATCCTCGACGTCTCGACGGCGACGGGCAAGGCGGCGAACATTTCCGCGTCCGGCTTCATCGATGCGTTGCAGCTTTTAGGCGACGCGCAGGGCGATCTCACGACGGTCGTCATGCATTCGGCAACGAAAGCGTACCTCAAGAAGCAGAATCTCATCGAGACGGAGCGCGATTCGACGTCGGTCGAGTTTGACACGTACCAGGGACGCCGCGTCGTCGTCGATGACGGCTGCCCCGTGGCAGACGGCGTCTATACGACGTACATCTTCGGCGCGGGCGCGATTGCCTTCGGCAACGGTCATCCCGTCGGCTTCATCGCGACAGAGACCGACCGCGACAAGAAGAAGGGCTCTGGCGTGAATTACCTCATCAACCGCCGCTGCTTCATCATGCACCCGAGGGGCGTCGCGTGGCAGAACGTCACGCGCGCAAACGCTGAGACGGTCAGCCGCGAGGAACTTGCGACGGCAAAAAACTGGAAGCGCGTCTACGAGCCGAAGGCCGTGCGCATCGTCGCCTACAAGCACAAGCTCGGCTGAAAGAGGTGAGGCCGCATGGACAGTGAGACGTATTGGGCGAAGCGCGCGGTCGAACGGGAAGCCGAGTGGCACAAGAAGTGCCAGGAGCTCATCGACAAGGAGCTTGCGGCCTATTACCGGCAGGCACTCTTACATATCCGCGACGACATCGCCGTGCTCTATGCACGTTTTGCCGACCAGAACGGCCTCACGAAAAAAGCCGCCCGCGAACTGCTGCAAGGCGACGAATACCGCGTGTGGCGCATGGACATCGAGGACTACGTGAAGCGCATCGAAACGACTGGAGACGCAAAGCTCCTGCGGGAACTCAACACGCTCGCCATGCGGAGCCGCGTGACGCGCCTAGACAAGCTCTTTTCCGATACCGTGAAGGAGCTCGTGAGCCTCGGTGTGAAAGTCGACGACCGCATGCTGCGCTTCCTCACGGACGCATACAAGGACGGCTACTATCGCGGCCTCTACGAGATCGGACAGAAAGCGAGCATCCGCATGCCGGTGAACGTGCTCGACGAGAAGAAAGTCGAAAGCGTCGTGCGCACGCCATGGAGCGGAAAGAACTACTCCAAGCGCCTCTGGAAGGACACGGAGCTCCTCGAAAAAGAGCTCAAGAAGACGATGACGGCCGCCATGCATCGCGGCCTGTCCATCGACAAGCTATCCGGACAGCTCGCAGAGCGCATGAACGTCGGAAAGAACGTCGCGGCACGTCTCGTGCAGACGGAGCTCAATTACGTCCAGAATCAGGCAGCGCTCGCGAGCATCAAGGACGCTGGGATGAAATATTTCCGCTTCATCGCGACGCTCGACAGTCGGACGACCGTCATATGCCGCGAGCACGACGGTCGTGTCTTCTCCGTGGACGACGCTGGCGTAGGCTACAACATGCCGCCGCTGCACGTCCGCTGCCGCTCGACCATCGCTGGGACACTCGGCGCGCTGAAGGACAAACCTCTCGGCACGCGAATCGCACGCGAGGAGGACACAGGAAAGACCTATCACGTGCCTGCCGCGATGAAGTATGAGGAGTGGAAAGCGGTCTATGTCGATAAGAAAATGTCGCTGGATGAGTGGAAAAGTGCGCAACACCGTGGTAAAATTGAAGTAGGAAAGATGCTGACGCTTGCTGATCCAATGCGTGAAGCAACTGGTTCCGCTGAAGATTCAAATCCAGAGGAAGTCGAAGCGCTTATGAAAGAGCTTGAATCCTATGGAGTAACGTTGCGTAGGCCGAAAAACGAAGAACTAGCATACGCACCAGGAATCCATTCTGGAGAGCCAGGCGAGGCCATAATCTCGGAAGGAGCAAGCTACAGCGCATGGATCCACGAGATGACTCACGTTCGAGACGATTTTAAAGACGGATGGCTCGGCTTTCGTGTGATTATGGATGTTGAAAAAACATATGCACGTGAAAAGCATGCATACGAGCAAGAAATCAAGCTCGCAAAAGAGCTTCCAGAGCCGATTCGTTCTGAAATGATTTCAAGATTGGAAAAGAACTTGGAAGAGGAGAGGAGAGTGATCTATCATGAAATGGAATGAATTGGTTTGTTCCATGAAGAATGGAAATGAAAGTGCAATAGAGACCGCCCTCTCCAGTTCGATACCGTTGGAAAGAGTCAACGGAATTGTTTTCGCCGTGGCGCATCACATGAAATCTTTTCAAGACAAACTCATTGAGTTGACGAAAGACGATAGAAAAATTCCTATCTGCCATTACGCGGTTAGTGATTTTGCTATCGCAGCTCTTCATACCCTTGGCTTGCGGGAGTATAAAGGTGATTCACATACTATTCAATACTTAATGAGGACAGACTTTTCTGATATGCTGGAGCAATGAATAAAGCGCCTTGCGACGATGCAAAGCGCTTTTCTTGTGAGTGGATTTCACTCGTTACCCTTTTGGCGGATACGGATCATGACCGTGAGAATCGCGAGCTCGAATCTTTCCATCTGTCCCATGTATGAAGAGCTCGGTTTTCTGGTTCCTGGAAATTTCGCGGGCGACGGCAATCGCTTCCGCTTGCGTCTTTTTGATAACGGTGGCTTTCTTGGAACCTTCAGCTTTGACGGCCCATCCGTTATCTCGTTTCGTCACGTGCTGGTTTGGCATCTGTATCACCCCCTTTTGTTTTATCCATTATATCAAATTCAAGAGGTGGTTGGACATGGAAGGGAACGTTATTTCCTTGCGCCTCTGGGAAGTGTATCAATTCTTCTGGGGGACAGCCGTGCGCGAGAGGCGCAGCGGGAAATGGATCCGCGCGTTTCTCAGTCCGAGCGGGCAGGAAATCGACCTGTCAGATGTCGATGCTGAAATCCATGAGAATGGAATCGAATTTTTGTAGGAGGTGAGCCAGATGACAAGCGATGAAATCGACTATACTGGCGCAGCGAATGGCGTTGTCACTGTCATGCACGAGAAGGGCATTCCGATTTCGAAGGTCTCGCGCGTCTTCGAGGAAGCGATGAAGATGATCGACCAGTACACGGTTCCATTCGACCCGAGCTCGCTCGATACGTCCGACGCGTCGACAGATACAGAGTCTTCCGCCGAGCCAGAGATTTCCGACGAGGAAGCGCACGAAAAGGCGCTTGAGATGATGGATGCATGAAGAAAAAGTCGAATACGAAGCGCATTGTTTTTGGCAGTGCGCTTTTTTGATGTCAAAATTTCGAAAGGAGGAATCCTCATGACGTTTCTCTCGCAGGAGGACGCCGTCACTGCCATCACGGCGAAGGCGGCGCTCCTTCACAAGGAAATCGCCGAGAAATACGGCGACATGATGCGGACGTATGCCGAGAAGTTCGTGCTCGACGTGCTCGATTACTGCCATCGGGACGATTTCCCACAGGCGCTCGTCTACACGGCGGTGGAGCTCATCGGCAAATGGGCGTCTCTGGAAACAGACGGCGCAGCTGGTCCTTTGAAGTCCATCCAGATGGACGACACGCAGTTCACGTTCGCCGTCTCGGACGTCTCGGGCGCAGGCACGCTTGCCGACCAGGACTTCGATAGCATCCGCCCGAAGCTGAACCTTTATCGAAAGCTGGTGAGGCCGGATGGCTTTTGAATATTGCCAGCGTCTCTTGAGCAGCATCATGTACAAGGACACGGTCACGGTCGAGCGCTACGCGGCGGCCGAGGCGGAGGATGGTTCTGACGATTACGAGATGACGACGGTCTACGAGGACATTCCCTGCAAGCTCTCGCAGTATGGAAAGGACTTGCTCGCAGACAAGACGGCCATCACGTACAACGTCACGACCGACCTGCGGCTCTGCCTGCCGCCTGCCTACATCATCGAGCCGAACGACGTGATGCACGTCACGACGCGGGAAGGAAGGACGTTCACGCTCTATGCGGGCGTGCCGTTCGTCTATCCGACGCATCAGGAGATTTCCGTGCGCCGGCAGAAGGAAGGTGCCTAGGATGCAGTTCGATATGGGAGGACTGGGAAAGGCTCTCGACAAAATGGAAAGCAAGACGCCGGGCACGATTGACAAGTTCGTCAGCATGGCAGGCGAGAAGCTCGTCGGCGAGGTGAAGATGAACACGCCGGTCGATACCGGCCGCCTGCGCGAGGCATGGGGCAGGACGCCTGCTGCAGAGGGCAAGACGGAGGTCTACAATAACACGGCTTATGCTGCGCATGTCGAGTTCGGCCACCGCCAGCAGGTCGGGCGTTTCGTGCCGGCCATCAGCAAGCGGCTCAAGCAGGGGTTCGTCCCCGGCAAGAAGATGCTCCATCGTTCGGTGGACACGTTCGAGGGCGAGTTCCAGCAGATCGCCTCGGCCGCCATGGAGGAGCTGATGAGCCCATGATGCTCTCGCTCCTTACCATCCGCAAGGCCATTGTCGCGCTGCTGCGGACGAAGTTTCCGAAAACAACATACCAGGTGCATTTCGACAACGTCGAGAAGTCGAAAGCGCCTTATTTTTATGTCGAGCTGACGCCGCATGCGAATCAGACGTTCGACGCCATCATCTCGGAGCGCAGCATCGAGGTCGACGTCATGTATTTCGGCCGTGAGGACGCGCAGGGGAACGTCAAGCGCTCGGAGCTCTACGACGTGGCCGAGGTGCTCGACGCCTTGTTCCGTCCCGTGTTCTTCGTCGAAGACCGGGCCATTACCATCAACGAGGCACAGTACCGCATCGTCGACGAGATCCTGCATTTCACGTTCGCGCTCGACTTTGCAGATGCATTTACGGAAGAAGAGCTCTCCGCATGGGCGAGGACGACGACCGACCTCATGCAGACGCTTGAACTCAACATCGACAAGGAGGAAAGAACCTATGGCAAGTGAAGCTGAAGTCTTCGGCCTGCCCAGCGTCTATATCGATTTCAAGACGAAGGGCACGACGGCCATCAAGAGAAGCGCGCGCGGCATCGTCGCGATGATTCTCAAGAATGAAGAAACGAATACGATGAACACCTACCGCATCAACGATGTGGCGGACATCCCCGAGACGGGGCTGACGGACGAGAACGTCGATCTCATCAAGAAGTGCTTGCTCGGCGCAGAGCGAGGATGGCAAGACCGTCACGGAGGACTTGGTCACGCAGGCCGATGCCCTGAAGGTTCTCGAAGGCATCAAGTGGAACTGGCTCTGCGCACCGACCGCGACCGTGCAGGAGCAGCAAGACCTCGCGATATGGGTCAAGAGCGAGCGCAGCAACAAGCGCAAGACGTTCAAGGCCGTGCTCGCGAACCAGGCGGCGGACAACGAAGGCGTTGTGAACTTCACGAGCTCCGGCATCAAGGTCGCCGACGGCACGGACAACGACGGCAACACGACGTATAAGACCTACACGGCGCTCGAGTATACGGCGCGCATCTGTGGCATCCTCGCCGGCCTCGCGCTTGACCGCAGCGCGACGTATTACAAGCTCACCGAGGTCGAGGAAGTCGATGTCGTGCCAGAAATCGACAGCCACATCGACCACGGCGAATTCCTGCTCTTCGACGAGAACGACGGCGAAGGCGTCAAGGTGGCACGCGCCTGCAACAGCCTCCAGACGTTCACGACGGACAAGGGCGAGGATTTCCGTTTCATCAAGATCATCGAGGCCGTGGACATGATTATGGACGACATCCGCGACACGTTCAAGAAGTATTACGTCGGCAAGGTCATCAACGACTACAACCACAAGATGCTCTTCACCTCGGCCATCAAGATTTACTTCACGGAAATTCAGGGCAACGTGCTCGACGCGAACGGCAACAACACGGTCGACATCGACGAGCAGTATCAGCGCAATTACGCTATCCTCCATGGCGAAGACGTGGAGAAGATGAGCGCGATGCAGATTCGCGAGTACAACACCGGCACGAACGTCGTTCTTGTCGGCTCCGTCAAGCCGGTCAACGCGATGGAAGAGGGATTGTCAATAGTTTTGTGTAAATTTTTCAGTCAGTCTTGTCGTACTTATGCATCAAGGCCGACATGCGCTCATCCATTTCGAGTTGGTTACGCAC